TATTCTATGCTGGTCCTTTATGGGCCAGCATAGGTAACGTAGATAAACTAGAAGGCAAAGGTGTAGTCGACCGTAATAAAGAAGATATCACATTAGAAAAAGAACTTCCCATAGAACAATACGACACGGTAAAAACAGGCAACGGTAAAGTTGGTATTTTATTTGTTGATGATACCAGAGTAGATGTAACCCAACACAGCAAACTTATTATAGATGAATTTGTATATGACCCTAATACTAAAAAGGGTAAAT